GTCTTTTTCGATGTCGAGACCGACGGCACCAAACGCCGCCTGGCGCCAATCGTTCACCCGCTTGTGCCGGGCAAACTGGTTGAGTCGCGTGGCTACGAGACCAAGTCGCTCAAGCCTGCTTATATCAAGGACCTGCGCGTTCATGATGCGACCCGTCCGTTCAAGCGCAGCATCGGCGAAACCATCGGCACCGGCGCCACCATGACCAACCAGCAGCGCGCCGAGCTGGCCATCCGCATGGACCTGATCGATCAGGTGGAAATGCTGACTCGCCGCATGGAAGTGTGGGCCTCGCAGATCCTGCGCACCGGCTCGCTTACCATGAACATGATGATGCCCGACGGTGCTGAAAAGCCTATCGCGCTGAACTTCGGTCGCAGTTCTGACCTGACCATCGCGCTGGGCTCTGGTACCTACTGGGGTGAAGACGGTGTCGATCCGCTCGTTGACCTGGAAGAATGGGCACTCGACGTTCTGCAGAAGTCTGGCAGCGTTGTCCGCACTATCGTCATGGACCCGGCCGCATGGGGTGTGTTCCGTAGCAGCACCTTGCTCAACAAGAACCTCGACCTGCGTCGCGTGAAGGCCGGCGAAATCGTGTTGAGCTCGATCCCTGACCACATCCAGTACAAGGGCAACGACGGCACGTTCGACTACTGGGTTTACGCTGACTGGTACTTGGCAGACGGCGCCAGCACTGAAACCCCGATGATGCCTCGCGGCACCGTGCTGGGCGTTGGTGACATCATGGGCGTTCGCCACTTCGGTGCCATCAAGGACGAGGAAGCCGGGTTCCAAGCCCGCGAGTACTTCTCGAAATCCTGGCTGGTCCCTGATCCATCCGCGCGGAACCTGCTGCTGCAATCCGCTCCGGTGCTCGCACCATACCGTCCGAACGCTGGCTTTGCGGCCACCGTCCTGCCACCAGCCTAAGGGGTAATTTATGACCGACGTCAAACACCGCATTAAGTTCTCAATCGGGGGCAAGTCTTACGACTTGCGCCCGTCGGGAAACCCACACGCCAAGCTGCCCAAGGATGTGATCAAATTCCTCAATGAAGGCGGTCACCTGGCTGACTCGGTGGCTGCGCCAGCTGCTGCTGGCTCGAGCGATCTCGCCCGGATGCAGGCCGAGATCGAGAAGTTGACCGGCGAACTCAGCACCGTAAACGCCGAGCTGACTGGTGTTAAAGCCGAACTCACCAAGTCCGACACCGATCTGTCGGCGGCCTTGGCCGAGATCGAGAAGTTGAAACCGGAAGCGAAGTAACTCGCGGGCACGCTGCACAAAAGGCGGTCTCTCGGGGCCGCCTTTTACCACCAGAGGGAACGCCATGCCAGTACCACAAACAGCCTGGGAACAGATCGTCGACAGGGCAATGCAGTCCTGTATCGATGTGTTTGGCGATGGCCCCTCGTCGGTGATCATTACCCACTTTGACGGCGAGCCATATGCCGTTGACGGAATTTTCGAGGCGCAGTCTCTGGTCGTTGACCCGGGCACGCAGCTCAAGATCATGAGCAATCAGCCTCAAATCAGTTTCCGCGTTTCCCAGTTGCAGCAGATGCCGGACGTTGACGACGAACTGTTAATCCGCGGCATCGCCTACCGGGCAGACGCTCCAATTTTTGACGGTCACGGAACGGTGACTATCCCTTTGAGCCGACTGTCATGACGCACCCCCGCAAGCTTATTCGAGAAGCCGCCGCTGCCATGCTGGTGGCCCAAGGCCCATGGCTTGAGCGCGTGTACACGAACCGCATGAAAACCCTTTCAGCTCGCCCGTCGCAGCGTTCTGACCGTTCTCAACTGCCGGCCATCGTGATCTACACCCGCAACGAGAAGGCCGAAGAATTCAACGTCGCGCCGCGCGAGTACAAGTGCAGCGTAGAGTTGATCATCGAGATCGTTGCCGACGCAACCGACGACGTCGACGATCTGCTCGACAGCATGGCCGAGACGGTAGAGCGTATATTCGGCCGTGATGATACACTCGCCGAGACGGCTGATGATTGCCTGTACCTGGGCACGGATATGACCATCATCGCGGACGGTGTAGAGCGCCCGATTGGCGCTGTGGCACTGAGCTTTCAAGCCACCTATTACCGCACGGCACCCGACGGCAGCGAGATGCCAGACGGCAGCCCAGCACCTGGCGGCGGCTTTAACGATACCCTGCCAGATATGCGGCAGATAAACGTCGACTACAGTCTCGACAACCAGCAGGACGATCCGCGTGATCGAGCACAAACTCACATAGAGGGCTTGGACCAATGAGCGAACAACGAACCTTGAGGCCGGCCAGTGGCCGCCTTGTGCGCCACCCAGGCGAGGACAAGCGCCCGCTCGATCCGAATGGCGAGCTGGTAGAGTTCAACTCGTACTGGCGCCGCAAGATGAGCGCCGGCGACGTGGTCGAGGTCGTGACGCCATCGGCTGACAAACCAGAAAAAGGAGGCGCCAAATAATGGCCATTTCTTTCAATAGCATTCCAGGCCCGGGCACCCTTCGCCAGCCTGGCGTGTACACGGAAATCGACAATTCCCAGGCCGTCAGCGGCCCGCAGTCGATCACGTATCGACGCCTGATCATTGGCCAGAAGCTCGCCGCAGGCAGCGCCTCACCCCTGACGATGGACCGCGTTACCAGTCCTGAGCAGGGCGACACTCTGTACGGCAAGGGCTCTATGCTGGCTGGCATGATCCGTGCCGCGCTGACTCAAGACTCTTACACCGAGTTGGTAGTCATGTCGGTCGTAGATGATGCAGCTGCCGCTGCTGCGACGGCTACCATCACTTTCGGCGGCGCAGCAACTTCTGCGGGCGCGATCAACCTGATGATCGCCGGTCGCCGTGTTCGTGTAGGTGTGGCCTCTGGCGCCGCTTCTGCTGCTGTGGCTACGTCCGTGTCTGCGGCTATCAATGCAAGCGCCGACCTTCCGGTCACTGCGTCCGTGCTGGCCAGCGTGGTGACCGTCACCGCTCGCAACAAAGGCGAAGCTGCCAACGGCCTCGACATTCGCCTGAACTACTACGTCGGCGAAGAAACCGCGCCAGGTATCACTGCCGCCATCACTGCCATGGCTGGCGGTGTCGCGAACCCTGACCTTTCTGATGCCATGGCTGCGCTGGGTGATACTTGGTTCCACACCTGGGCCATTCCGTACACCGATGCCGCAAACCTCGTTATCGTCGAGGGCGAACTGGCTAGCCGATTCGCCTGGGATCGCGAGATTGAGGGTCATGCTTTTGCCGCCCTCAACGGCACGCAGGGCCAGCTCGCTGCGCTGGGCGAAAGCCGCAACAGCCCGCACCTCAGCATCGTCATGTCGGTGGCAGAGCCTATGCCGGCGTACGAGAAGGCGGCCGAGACCATGGCCATCGGCGCGTACTACCTGTCGATCGACCCGGCGCGTCCGGTGCAAACGCTGGAATACAAGTGGTGCTTGCCTGCAAACGAGGCTGACCGCCTGACCAAGCAAGAGCAAAACATGCTTTTGTTTGACGGCATCGCGACCACCTACGTCGACGCCGGCGGCATCATGCGTACCGAGCGCCTTATCACCACCTACAAGGAAAGCGCCAACGGTGCCAGCGATACTAGCTATCTGGACGTCGAGACGCTGTTCACGCTGATGTACATCCGCCACGACTGGCGCGACTACGTAAAGCGCAAGTACCCTCGTCACAAGCTGGCTGACGACGGCACTCGCTACGGTGCTGGGCAGGCAGTGGTAACCCCTAGCGTTATGAAGGCCGAGGCCGTGGTCAAGGCTCGCGAGTGGGAAACCCTGGCGCTGGTCGAGAACGTCGACGACTTCAAGACCAACCTCGTCGGCGAGCGCAATGCCAGCGACCCGAACCGTTTGGATATGCTGCTGCCGCCGAACCTCGTCAACCAGTTGCGCATCATCGCCAACAAGATCCAGTTCCGTCTGTAACAGACGGAGCTGCACCAATCGGAGAACATCGACATGTCAGGAAAAAATCGCGTCGGCGGCCTGATCGCGCTCAAGATCGACGGCGACCTCGTCAAAGCAAAAGGCAACTTCACCTACAACCTCGGCGCACCAAAGCGTGACGGCGTGATCGGCGCCGACGTGGTGCACGGTTACAAGGAAGTAGTTCAGATCCCGTTCATCGAGGGCGAGATCACCGACCATCGCGGCATGAGCCTCGAGGCGTTGATCCTCACCGACGAGGCCACCATCACGCTCGAGCTTGCGAACGGCAAGGTCATCGTACTGCGTGAGGGCTGGTACGCCGGCGAAGGTACGGGCAACACCGAGGAAGGCAACGTAGCCGTCCGTTTTGAAGGTCTCAGCGCAGAGGAAATTCGTTAATGACTGCTAAAGAACGCATCTACGAACTGACCGAAGAGGTCCGCATTGGCACTGGTGAAAAGGCCGAGGTCATCACCGAGGTAATCATCAAGCGCAAGCTCAAATACTTGCGTGGCTGCGCCGTGCGTGCCGGTGCTGATGGTGCTGGCGGCGTGTCGATCAACTTCGAATTCGACACGCTGATCGACCTGGCATCTAAAATGGTCGGCCTTCCGGTGTCCACCATCGAGGAGTTCAGCGAGAAAGACCAGTCTGAAATCATTCAGGAAGCGAACAGTTTTTTGTTCAAGCACCTCGGGACTGGCAAAGCGCCGTAACCGTCATCACGAAGGTTATGCATGTCCAGCCGTCCGAGGTCTGGGAGTTTGATTTAGACGACCTCGAGTTCTGGCTCGAGCGTGTTGAGGAGTGGAACCAATGGCAGCAGCCTTCCCGTTAGACGTAATCTTGCGCGCCATTGACCACGTTTCTGGGCCTCTCCGCGGTATCGCGGGGAAGGTTCAGGCGTTCGGTAATACCATCGCAGGGGTCCGTAACCGCATCTCTGGCCTGGCTGATCGAGCAGGCTTTCCCAAGATCATCGACTCGCTGAAAGGTGTTGGCTCTGCCGTCGGCGGCGTACTCAAAAACGTGGTAGCGCTGGGGGCTGGGCTGGTAGCCGCTGGCACAATTGCGCTTGCCTCTGGGTCGGCCATGGCAATGGCCTATGCAGACCTAACTGGGGCAATCGGCGACACGGCCGAGCGTACTGGTGTGAGCCGTGAGAAAATCCAAGAGCTTGGCTACGCGGCCCAGCTGACTGGATCATCTGCCGAGACGATGGCCGGCGCGCTGATGAAAATGAACTTGACGGTCGGCAAAGCGAAGGCCGGGTCGAAGGACCTGACCCAGATGTT